CTAATATCGAGCAGTTTCTTTCAGAAACCCAAGAGCAAGAATCTAAGTTGGTTAAGGAACTAGAAGAAAAATACGGCAAAGGTTCTATCAATCTACAGGAAGGAGAATTCATTCCAGCAGAAGAAGTAAAAGAAGAAGAAGTCGTAACTACAGTAGAATAAAATCAACTGTTATTAGAGGTTTTTAAAATGGGAAGGTTTTGCACCTTCCCTTCCTATTTATATACAAATAACTACCTGTACAATACAGGGACGGTTTACAAAATAAGCTGATATTTATAAAAGACATTTAAATAAACTTCATTAAACATGGCAGAAACAATTATCTCTCCAGGTGTATTCACAAGAGAAAATGACATTTCATTTATTCAACCAGCCCCTGTAGCAGCAGGAGCAGCTATTATAGGCCCAACAGCAAAAGGACCGGTAGAAATTCCTACATTAGTTACATCATACGGTGACTATGTAAGAAAATTCGGAACTACATTTGCTTCAGGTTCTAACTCTTATGAATTCTTAACTTCAATCGCAGTTAAAAATTATTTTCAACAAGGTGGTAATTCAGTATTAGTTTCCAGAGTAATCACAGGATCATTTGATCCTGCAAGATCTACTAGAATATCTAATACTACAACTACTACTGGAGATGCTACAGCAACAGGTAACAAAGTACTTACTGTAGCACCAGTAGCAGGACAAGAATTCCAAGTAGTAGATGCCTCTACTAATATTACTTATAATTTTACGGGTATTACTAATGGAGCAGTCTTACCAGATCAAGATGTTGAAAACTTTAACTTCTTCTTCGATGTAGGAACTGATGTTGAATCATTTATAGATAATCTTGGAGCAGTAGTAAATTCTGCACCAGTTTCAGCAGTAATACCTTTCGATGTAGATTTAGGAGCAGCAGCAACAACTTTAAAAATAGATGCATCAGTAGCTGGAACTCCTGGTAACTCACTTACTATTAGTAGTGGATCAGCCGCAGGAGGAGACCCAGTATCAGGAAATATATTTACTTTAGCAGGAGGTACCGATACTACAACAGCTACAGCAGATTCATTTATTTTACATACTTTAGGAAAAGGAGAAATATACAATAACGCTATAGATGCTACAACTATTCAAGAAAATAGCGATAGCTCTTTAGTAACTGGTTCTTCAGATAATATTAGATGGGAAATATCTAACGTTAATTCAGACTTAGGAACTTTTAGTTTAAGTGTTCGTCAAGGTGATGATAGTTTAAAAAATAAAATAGTATTAGAAACGTTTAACGATCTTTCTTTAGATCCTAATTCTCCTAACTATATAGAAAGTGTAATAGGAAACCAACATAAATTACTATCTACTGATGGTGATGGTTCTAAATATATCGCTACACATAAAGAATATGTCAATAAATCAAACTACATTAGAGTAGCAGCAGTAAATACTCCTACATTAGATTACTTATCTACGGATGGAGTAACAGTTAACACAGACGCACAAGGAGTAAGTTATGCTAGTTCTCTTCCAATAGCACAATCAGGTTCATTCTACGATGCTGCAGGAGCTTTATATGCATCAGATAGACAAGCTAAATTCTTTGGAGAGATAGATAGTATAGATACACAAGGATTAACACCTGGTTGTTATTCAGATGTAATATCAGTATTAGAGAATAGTGATGACTATATTTTCAATATCATCTCTGCACCAGGATTAGCTTATAGACTAACCGGACACAGTACAGAAATCGACAGTATTATCTCATTAGCAGAAACTAGAGGAGATTGTATCTCAGTAATAGACTTAGTTGACTATTTGGTAACTGGAGAATCAACTGTAACAGGACAAGCAGCATTACTTAACAGTTCTTATGCAGCTTCTTACTGGCCATGGCTACAAACTCAGGCTGCTACAGGTAAAAACGAATGGGTACCAGCATCAGTTGTAATACCAGGAGTATATGCCTTTACAGATAATAGTTCAGCTCCATGGTTTGCACCAGCAGGATTAGTAAGAGGAGGAATTACTGGGGTAATTCAAGCACAAAAGAGATTAACAAGAACTCAAAGAGATACATTATACTCTAAGAAAGTTAATCCAATCGCTTCATTCCCAGGTCAAGGCATTTCAGTATTTGGACAGAAAACATTACAAACTAAAGCTTCTGCTTTAGATAGAGTAAATGTAAGAAGATTATTAATCGAATTGAAGAAATTCATCGGTGATCAAGCAAGAAACTTAGTATTTGAACAAAATACAATTGCAACAAGAAATAGATTCTTAGCAACAGTTAATCCATACTTAGAATCAGTAGTACAGAGACAAGGTCTTTATTCTTACAGAGTAGTAATGGATGATTCAAATAACACTGCAGACGTAGTAGACAGAAATCAATTAATAGGTCAAATCTTTATTCAACCAGCTAAAACTGCTGAATTCATAGTACTAGACTTTACAATTGAGCCAACTGGAGCAACATTTGTAGGATAATTTTAAATTAAGATATTTATAATAAACAATAAATAAAATGGCAGTATTAGACCCGAACGAAATTATGTTTAGAGCCTTCGAACCGAAGGTACAAAATAGATTTATCATGTATATGGATAACATTCCATCCTTCATGGTAAAAACAGTATCAGCTCCTTCTTTTGAAGACGGAGAGGTAGTTCTTGACCACATTAACTCTTATAGAAAAATAAGAGGAAAAAGAACCTGGAATGATATGGATATGACACTATATGATCCAATCACACCATCCGGAGCTCAAGCAGTAATGGAATGGGCAAGACTATCTTACGAATCAGTAACTGGTCGTGCTGGATACTCAGACTTCTACAAAAAAGACTTAACTCTTAATGTACTAGGTCCTGTAGGAGATGTAGTATCAGAATGGATTGTTAAAGGTGCTTTCATCAAAACAATGTCTCAAGGAGACTTTGATTGGTCATCACCTGACGCAGTAGAGCTATCAATTACAGTAGCAATGGATTACTGCGTATTGAATTACTAATACAGCCTTAATTATAACATAAAGCTCGATTTATTTCGGGCTTTTGTTGTTTTAAAAAAGTATTCTTCGTATATTTATATTAAGAACTAGTTTTAATTAATAAGATTTATGGAACAAACACAAAAATTCCCAACGGAGATAGTAGATCTACCTTCTATGGGTAAACTCTATTCAAAAGAATCCCCATTATCTAGCGGTACAATAGAAATGAAGTATATGACTGCTAAAGAAGAGGATATACTAACTAATCAAAACTATATTGAAAAAGGTATAGTAATTGATAAATTGCTTAAAGCTCTTATAGTAGATAAGACTATTAACTATAATCAGCTTTTAGTAGGAGATAAAAATGCTCTATTAATAGCAGCACGTATATTAGGATACGGTAAAGATTATGAGTTTACTTATAATGGACTAACAGAGAAAGTAGACCTGTCCCTTCTAGATAATAAAAAGTTACATCCAGATATTGAAAAAGCATCTGAAAATGCTTTCAACTTTACCCTACCTACCACAGGACACGTTATTACATTTAAGTTACTTACACACGGAGATGAATCAGCAATAGATCAGGAAGTAAAAGGACTTAAAAAAATTAATAAAGAATCATCAGCTGAATTATCTACCAGACTAAAGCATATGATAACAGCTATTAACGGTGACGCAGAGAAAAAAACAGTTAGATCATTCGTTGATAATCAATTCTTAGCAAGAGACTCTAGAGCGTTTAGAAACTACCTTAGAGACTTTCAACCAGATGTAGACATGAAGTTCTACCCAGAGAATGGTCCAGAAGGGGGGATAGACATCCCAATTGGGGTTAATTTTCTTTGGCCTGACGCCGTCGTATAGATTATCGGTATTTACGCAAATTCATGAAATAGTATTCCACGGCAAAGGAGGGTTTGATTACGATACGGTATATAATATGCCCATATGGTTAAGAAACTTTACTTTTCAGAAATTACAAGACCATTTCGAAAAAGAAAAAGCTGAATACGATAAAATAAATAAGAAATCGCAGACAATGAAAGGCGGTAAAATAAAGAAACCATCCTACAGTACAAGGGCTCGTAAATAACGCGAGCCTTTACTATTTATAATAAACTCATCATATAAATGGCAGATATAAATGTAGATATGCAAAGACTGTTGCAGCAGTTAAAAGAGCTTGACGTTGCACCACGTCAAATAGAAGCTATAAGAAGAGCGTTTGATGGAACTGCTAAAGGAACCGAGGAATTTGCTGCTGCAGTCGAATTAGCTGAAGCTAAAATTGAAAATGCAAGAGGCGCCGCTGAAGCTCTAAATACTCCCTTTGCTAGCTTGCAAAAAATTCTACTAGAAAATGTAGCAGCATTAGATACACAGAACTCAGCAGTAGGTAAAGCAAAAGAGTTGCAAAAGAAAGTTTTAAGTGTTTCTAGAGAGCTTCTTTACGATAATCAAGGATTAGTTGATTTAAATAAAAGACAGTTAGAGAGTAAATTATCTACATTAGAAAAATCAAGAGAAGAGTTAGTACTCAACCAAGATTTAGCAAAATCGCAATTAGAAGCTTTAGAGAACTCAGATAAAGACATAAAAAACAAAGCTGAGAAGGTTAGGCTATTAAAGGAAGTTGTCGAGTATAACGCGAGAGAAGACGATGGACTTAAAGGTATTATAGAAAAAACAAAGGAGAGGTTAAACCTAGAAAGAGCAATAAACCAGAATATGGGTGTTGCCGGAGCTTTAGTAGGAGGTACAGGTGCATTAATGGAGAGACTAGGTATGAGATCTGGTATTTTCCACCAAGCTATGGAAGACGCCAACGAAGAAATGCGCGAAATGGGTAAGAGTATGGGAAAAAATGTTTCCTTTATGAATAAACTTAAAATAGCAGCAAAAGGTTTTTCAACTTTAGCAGATGGATTTGGACCTGCATTAAGAGACCCGACAGTTATAGTAGGTAAGATAGTATCTGCGTTCTTTGATGTAAATAAAGCACAAACAGAATTTATTCAGTTAACAGGTCAGTCAGCAGCCTCACTCGGTGGAGTAAATACCGAAGTAGCTGCTATGACGGATTTGCTGAAAACTGCAGCATCTTTTACTAAACAGACAGGATTAAATGCAGCCGCTATATTTACACCACAGCAGATAGGTCAAATAGCAGACGCTACAGAACTACTAGGCATTTCAGCTGAACAAGGAGTTAAGCTTGGAATGATAATGAAACAGACAGGTAAGTCTGCTAATGAAATAGGAGATGCTATATTCGCTAATGTTGACGCAGGGATAGCAAATAAGGTAGTATACGAAGATGTATTAAGCGCTTCTGATGACATAGTTGCTTCATCAGGTGGTAACGTAGAAGCATTAGGTAGAGCAGCATCTGCTGCTAGAAAACTTGGAATGGACTTATCTAAAGTAAATCAAATAGCTGACGGTTTACTGGACTTTGAATCATCAATTGAAAGTGAACTAGAAGCACAACTCCTTACAGGTAAGAATATTAACTTAAGTAAAGCAAGAGAATTAGCATTAAATAATGATCTTGAGGGAGTAGCAAAAGAATTAGAAAAAAACGGAGCATCGGCAGCAGAATTTGCTAAAATGAACCGTATCCAGCAACAGGCTCTAGCAAAAGCAATGGGAATGTCTAGGGAAGAACTGGGTAAGATGGTGTTAACCAAAGAAGCAATGGCTGATATGTCAGCCGATGAAATTGCAAACGCTAGAGGAATGACCTTAGAACAGTCTAAACAAATGGACATTCAAGCAAAAATCCAGAAATCTATGGATAGGTTAGCACAAGCATTTGCTCCAATACTTGAAGCAGTAGTGCCTATAGTAGAAACATTATTAACAATAATCAGGCCCATAGCAGCCGCAATCGGGTATCTTTTAAAGTTTAAAGCAGTATCTATTGCATTAACAGCAGTACTAAGTACAATAGCCGGTTTTTTCGCAGTTAAAAAAATAGCTAATTTTGTCGGTGTAGGAATAAAAGGATTTAATGCAATGCGTGCTTCTATGTCTGGAATGGGCGGAGGTTTAGAATCCTTAAAAGGATTATTTGGAAAAGCAGGGAAAAGCATAACAGACTCATTCAGTAAAGGGTTAGGAGATAAAACAAAAGTAGCTTTTGATAAAAGCATAAATCGATTTAGAGATCAAGCAACTGGCAAATTAGTATCTGCTGATAATGCAAAAAAATTAGGAGCTAAGATGCCTGACAGTTTAAAGAAAACTGGCGATACTGTAGGGGATTTAGGAAAGAAAACAAAAGACATAAAAGCCGATTCCGGAGCAGGCATCAGAGGATTTCTTAAAGGACTAGGAGATGGATTAGCATCTATCGGTAGACAGATAGGCGATGTTATAAAAGGTTCTATAGCTATAGGAGTAGCAGGAGTAGTTTTAGGCGGTTCATTCGCACTTGCTCTAAGGATGGTTAAAGATGTAGATCCGGCACAAATGCTTGCATTTGCAGGATCGTTAAGTATGTTAGGACTAACCTTAGCAGTATTAGGAAAAGTTGGAGGAAGCATAATCCAAGGAGCTTTAGCAATGGGAATATTAGGAGTTGCTTTAATACCCGCAGCATACGGATTAAGTTTACTTAAAGATATAAACCCAGGACAGATGTTTGCCTTTGCAGGTGCATTAACACTCTTAGGATTAGCAGCAGCAGGTTTAGGCTTTTTACTTCCTTTTATAGCAGCTGGAGCAGGTGCAATAGCACTACTAGGAGCATCATTAATTCCAGCGGCACTAGCATTTAACCTACTTGGAAATACTCCTATTGATTCTATTATTTCTAAATTAACTGGATTAGCAGCAATAGCACCTCAACTCTTACTAGTAGGAGCAGGATTAATGGGTATAGCAGCAGGCTTAGGAATGATAGCAATATCTGGAATAGGAGCATTACCTGTATTGGGAGCACTAAGTCTCTTAGCTTTCGCTGCAACTCCTTTACTTGCCTTGGGAGGACTATTTGGAGACGAAGGAGAAGAAGACAACACAATGGCAGAAATATCATCTAAATTAGACACTTTAATATCAGTTGTTTCAGCAGGTGGTAATGTATACTTAGATGGAGATAAAGTAGGAGAAACACAAGTGTTAGGAACGTATAAACTTTCTTAGCTTCTATTTATATTAAACTATTAAAATAATTAAATATGTCAAACGGAATAATCAATAACCAATTAACTAATTCTACATTAGGTCTAAAAGGATTAACACCAAGCCAAAGAGCAGGTGCAAAAAAAACATCTACTTTACATAATCAATCATCGATTAATAATCAACCAGCAATCGAACAGAGTGTTTCTGGATTAGATTTAGACGGCACAACACCAGATAAGTATTTAGATAACCCTCCACAGTAGTCCTATGCCTATTATAAGGAACTTAAAAAAAGACTTTGATGAAGGTCGTATGGATAATCTCCGCTCCCTATCTTATGAAGATAGAGGGGCTAAAGCTCCTTATGTTGAAAAACAATATGAAAGCAAATCTAATCCCGTAAGTAAAAGAGTTGATGACGCTTCTAGAATTGCAAAAATGCTTATCGATAAGCCTGGAATAAAACATCTAGCGAACGAAGCATTACTTAAACAAGGAGAGTTAACTAAAAAATTTGAATCTAACGAAAAATACCAGCAAGGTACTTTAGTAGGTAACCTTATAAGAAGAGCAGGCGGTACAGTAAAACACGTCGCTCAAATCGTTGGATCAACACTTGCACAAGTTCCAGTAAACGGCACAGGAACTCATTTTTTAAGAGGATTTAAAACGGATACTTACCTACAAGATGGGGATCCATCAGGAGGTTTTCTTGAATTTTTTGGTGCCGGAGGTGTAGAAGGAACGAAGTATAGTTCTAGAGGTCAGAGAGTACCGGCTGAAGGTGTATTAAACGGTTCTAAATTACCAAGCAGAAATACTACTGCTAGTCCAGGTGAGCTAGGACAAATGCACATAGGGGTTGAAGGAGATGTTTCCGTTAATACTGATATTGCTAAATATAATTCTACTCTTACCTATACCGGTAACGATACCAATGAAAATATAGCAAACGTAGTAGGAGGAGCTCATATTAACAAAAGTGATATACTAGCATCCAATACAACTGCCTCTCCAGGTGATTTAGGAACAAGTATAGAATTAGCTAATACATCAGGAAGTTTAACCTCAGAAGTCAAAGAAGCTAAATATAATGCTCAAAAGTCATATACAGAGACCGACACAGAATCAAATGCTACTAATGTTAATAGTGGACAAAGTATTCCAAAACCACCTAACCTTACTAGAAACACAACTCCTTCGCCAGGTAGTCTAGGAATAGATAAAAAAGATATAGAAGGAACTGTTACAGAAAATGTAACAACTTCTACTTACCGTACAGACGTACCATATACTGAAACTACTACGGTAGATAATATAACTAATGCTAATGTAGGTGCTCCAATAAAAAATCCTACAGGAACTGGTGAATTCGATCAAACTTTTGCAGTTCAAACTACCTCACTTGAAGGAGAGTTTGGAATTAGTAATAAAAAGATCGAAGGAGATACAGCTCCATTAGAAAATAGAAAAGCAGACAAATTTCAAATAGGAGATACTAAATCTAAATTTGATACTCAGAAGAACATTATAGCAGCCCAATTTTTTAATAGCGGTAGCGGAGTAAATATACCGTTAAAAGAATCTCCAACACCGGATGAATTTGTTGATAATCAAATGTCTAAACAACTATATTCATCAGGTAGTACATATACAGGTAAAACTGCTAAACAGCATATAGATATACTTAAACACGGGGATGGAGTAAATGCAGGTATAGTAAATAGAGTTAATCACAGCCTTGATACTGTTGGAAAAACATCAAATCCTATACCAGATAGTTTAGATACAGAATCAGCTACATACAATCAACTAATTTCTTCTACAAAAGTAAAGGATTTTAGAGAAACAGATGAATTTGGAGGTGGAAATAAAAATACCTATTCATTTGATTATAGTGATACAGATGTAAATAAAGAACAAAGAGTAGGTTTAGGTAATCCGGGAAAAATTACACGCAATAGAACTTTCTATAACATAAAAGACTCAGATACTGTTGATAAAATAAATAAATTAGATGTAGCAAAAAGTCCACTTGATGGTACTAATGTAAATGAAGGAGGTAATAGAGATTTAATTCAATTAGAATTTCAAATAATTACCCCAGATCAAAAATACTACCTAGCTTTTCGTGCTTTTTTAGATACCTTTGATGATAGTTTTAATGGTAGTTGGAATGCTAATAAATATTTAGGTAGAGCTGATAGTTTTTATACCTACAGTGGATTTGAAAGATCTATAAATATAGGGTTTAAAATAGCAGCACAATCACAAGAAGAGATGAAACCCCTATATCAAAAAGCAGCAACTTTAGCATCAGTTACTGCACCAACTTACGGAGATAATGGTAGATTTATGAGAGGTTCTATCGCTAAAGTAACTGTAGGAGATTACATATATGAACAACCAGGTATAATAGAATCAGTTCAATATACTTGGCAGAAGGATTATCCATGGGAAATATCTTTCCAAGGCCCTGAGCTAAAAGATAAAGAAGGCCCTCAGATACTCCCTCATGTATTAGATGTATCTGTATCATTTAAAGTTATTCACGATTTCCTTCCACAAACAGGAATAAATCCATTTATCTCCAATCATAATGTAATAAAGACCATTAAAGATACATACATACCGCTTGTATAGTCTTTAAAAAATTCGTATATTAGAAAAATGGGCAGACGATTTAGAAAAATACAAACAAATAAAACCATAAGAGGAACAGTATATAAAAGAAACGTTATATACCCTGAAATACCTTTAAATGAAAACGATACCTACGTAATAACACAATACGGAGATAGGTATGATACTCTATCTTTAGAGTTTTACCAAGACCCTGAATTATGGTGGATTATCTCTTCAGCAAATAACTACCAAAAAGGATCTTTAAATGTTACTCCTGGTGTACAGTTGAGAATTCCTGCTGATAAAACATTAGCAATTCAATTATTTGAAGAAGTAAATCAAATAAGATAATGTCTAAACAAGCAAAAAGCATACCAAAGGAGGGTCCACAAGAAGTAGTTGGTAGTGGAGTTGCAAGAGGAGTAATAGCTCAGATAAAAGCTAGAGAAGGTCTTATATCTACTAAAAAAAAAGAAAACAACCAACTTCTATTCTTTAACGGTAATGGTGCTTGGGCTAGAATAGTATCAAGTGTAAATACTCTTACTGAACAAGAAACAAAAGACTTAGCAACTGGTGAAAAATCCATTAAAGATGTTGTTGGGAATAAGAATCTAGCTTACAACAACGTAATCATGGGAGGCACCTTAAAACAAGGTGAAGCGTTAAAGGGAGGAGTAAACGAATCAACACATAGTCCTATAGATATAGATAAAAACGGATATATTACATCAGGAGATATAAAAAATTCCGGTTACCACAACTATAGAGGATTAGGTTTTAGACCTACACCGGGAATTCAATCAGTATCAGTAAAATCAAAAGGTACTTACGGTACATTGAGAGATGGTGAAGTGAAAGTGACGGTTTGGGATTTAGAAGATTTAGAAATGATGCAAGCCCTATACCTTAGACCTGGTTATACTATTCTATTAGAATGGGGCCACAGCTTACAGCTTGATTCTACAACTAAAACTGTACGAAAAGAAGTAGAATTTTATAAAAAGTTTTTGAGAAATAGATTAAAAACAGAAACTATAGAAACAGACTTACAGGAGATAATTAAAAACTCACAATATAACTACGATTCTATGTTTGGCTATATTTCTAACTTTTCATGGTCTTTTAGAGAAGACGGAGGTTATGATTGTAGCATAAAAATTATATCTAAAGGAACTATTTTAGAATCGCTTGCAATTACTTTTGATCCATCAAATGTATACCCATCCAGTCAATTCGCAAAGTGGAATGAAGATAAAAATAAAAAAGAAAAGAAGTCCATATTCCATAAACTATTTTCAGAAATAGATAAGTTACAAGCAACAGAAGGAGAAGGAAACGTTAAGCAAATAGCTTCTAACTACTACTCCAGCTTGGCAGATACAGCAATAGCCGGATACGATTTAGTAACCGGAGATACTAATTCAG